TATTTGCAGTAATATTTGCACCTTTTATTATGGCATTCTTTAATGAACCTATTACAATAGAAGCAGATAAAGGTAGTGGACTATTTAATTTTGTATTTGGTAATACTTTTTCTAAAGGTAATGGTTGGATAGAATTAAATGGTTATGTCTTGCTTCCAGAAGTTAGACAAACTATGCTTGCTCTAGTTGGATTTTATTTTGGTTCAAGCCAAGTTAAATAATTTTTCATAAAGGTTAAGAGTTATTCCTAAGGTTGAAAAACCTGTTCCATGGTGCGTCACTCATCATTAAAAACTCTCAGTGACATTTTTTTTAATCTATTAATCAGGAGAAGTATACCTATGTCTAAATCGTTTTGTGTTATTCATAAAGAATCAGGTAAGGAATGTATAGTAGAAGTAGATAAATATGATAATGCAAATATAAAGAAAGAATTTACTAAAAGAACAGGTATAGAAATTAGCCCTACCGAAATAGGGCTGGTAGAGATATCACCTTGCTAACGATTTAACATAAGTAGTACCTCTGTAGTTGAGAACAACTTCCATTGTAGACCTCCAATGTTAGCGTTCCTTCACAGATTATCTGCTACTTCCGTCTATATATAGATGAACGAACTTATTACCTCTTTACTAAATACATATGACTTAGTCAAGAAAAAAGCTACATACCTTCTACTATTGCTTCTTCTTTTATGTTTGTAACAGGTAATGATTTACTTACCCATTTTAATTCCTGACCATCTACATCGCCAAATAAATCATGTCCAATTTCATTTGCTTGTTTGGCATAATCATATTTATCAAAAGAGTTTTTATCTGAACGACCTACTATAATATTTCCTAATTCTGCTAATAGTTTCATAACTCCATCATCCTGTTAATTGCTACTTTACCATTAATTATTACACCACAACCTACAGCCGGTTTCTTACCAGCTTTAGCATAAGCCATAGCATAAGTATCAAAGTCAATACCACAACCTACTTGCATACCAAATATTTTAAACTTCCTACCTACTACCCATTCGGTATAAGCTTGAGTGTGTAAGTGTCCTTGTACTGTACTCATCATATCAGCCTTGCATTTAGTACGAGCAGTACCAACTTCACCATGTATGTATTGAACATCATCTATATCTACATGATCAGTAAACATCCAACCAGGTGTACCTAATACTTCTTTGTATGATTTAATCCATTGGCTAGGAATATTATTTGTTTTGCATTGACGCATAATTAATCTGTCGTGATTCCCGATAGTAACATAAGCATTAGGAAACTCTTTATACCATCTTTTTAATCTATGTATAGCTTCTTCTAATTCATCACCACCGGACAATCCATCAGGATCAGTTTCGTGGTATGATGCATAATGGTTATCAATGACATCACCAATAAATACAATTTGTGTAGGATTATATTCATCTCTAACATCCTTAACAAAATCAAAGTATTCATCTAGATCAAATGGTGAATGTAGATCACCAATACATAATACAGTTTGACCACCATTAATTTCATATTTATTTTTAGGACTAATCAGGTCATCTTGATCGTGATGTTTAACATATCTCAATGCTCTTTTAACTGAATCAACAGATATATTTTCTTCTAAAGCTGTTTCATATATACCAACTTCATCTGCTCTAGCTTTTATTTCTCTACATCTTTGTATACTATATGCCATCTTGTTCCTCCAATTTTTTTTCTAGGTTAGCTAATGCTCTCCAGGCAACAGCATCCCAATCTTCATCTAGGATATGTCGCATCATGGAGTCGAGTTCATTCTTTGATTTATTTCTATCCCAATGCATAGGCTCATCAGGATGTAATTGCTTACTACCTGCTGATGAACGTAATGCTATTGCACACAATGCTCTTGGAAAATATTTAATAACACCTGAATAGATGTTTATCTTTTTTCTTTCATTATCGTCTTTAGGTAAAATCATATGATTGCTTCCATTGCTGCAACAAATACCATTGAGAATAAAATAATTGCTAATACTAATGCTATCGCTTCGCTATCCATTTAATAACTCCTTTATCATTTCATAATATTTATATGCGTAATCTGAACCATCTGCTTTTGTAGCATCATGCAGTTCAGCTAACATAGGTGTAGGTATCTTCCATTTTTCTTTACTTGCTTCCATTAAGTAATGGTATCTATCAGGAAACTTTTCTTTAAACCATTCGGTAGCATGTAGTACATCCTTGTGCCACCAATGTAGATGACAATAAGAACAAAGACATTTTAAGTTAGATGGTTCTAATTCAAATGCTTTATGAGTACCTACGTTTAAAACATGAGAAGCGTGACAGTTACTGCCTTGGACCTCTTTGTTGCATCTTTGGCAAGTGTAACCATCACGCTTTTTACAACACAACTTTGCCTTAGTTACTAATTTTTTAGTGTACCAAGTTCGGTTGTGTGGTAGTTTAGACATTAGAAAGGAATCTCTTCGTCGCTTTCAACCTGAATAGGATTACGTTCTTTTAATTTATCTATAAACTCTTGTGCTTTACCATACAAGAAATCTTCATTGTCATCCCAATTCCATTTACCATTACTACGTTTTATTGGAGGTGGCATTCCATTTGGATTATCTTTAGTATGTGCTGATCTAACAGTTGTATTATTTTGTTGTAAGTACATAAATGCTTTACCATCTAACTTACCTTTACCTAATACAAATGTAACTGTAGAATCTAAATCTAAATTAGGTATGCGCTTAATAAACTGACCAAAAAATTGTGAACTAATTTTGATCTGTAAGTCATATCTTTCTTCAGATTCATCTAATAAGTTAAGTATAAAGTTATCTCCATACTGTTCATTTTCAACAATACTTGCACCTTCAATAATATTATTAGGCAAAGCATCAGCACGAGCTTCTCTAACTTCATTTCCTTTATTAGGGCCTGCTGTTAGTTCTCGAATTGTTAATGTTGTGCCTGGAGGTGCATCTTCATTATCCTGAAGACGTTGATTAAATTGACCATGATTAATATCAATGATCTTTCCATACTGCTTTGTTCCTAGACTTGTTAGTCCCATATGTTTTTCTCCTATGTTAATATTTCTCTAATTAAAAATAAATACTTACAGATTATACGTCATTTGTCAACAACCTATTCATCAATACTACAAAGGCTTTTGTTGCTACTTGTGGTACTACTCCGTTCCCAAGAAGTCTAAGTCTGTCCACCCTACTGTCAATCCCATTAGTTGTTCTACCCAACTTGGGTTTAACACGAGGCTCTTCCCATTCGTGTTGTTGTTCGTTTGGTCTTGCGACTGATTGTACATCCCATGGACTTGTTCTCCCATATTGTGTTTCCCTCTGTCTGTCATCGCTGCTCGACTGTCTTGTTCCTTCGGTGTTCCCCAATTCTGAAGCTGTCCTTTTCTCGCTAACGCACTCAAACATTTCGATGCCTGACTGTTTCCTTTCATTCTGTACTTCTCGGCTTCTGTCGCTGATGGTGTCGGAAAGTTGTGAACTACTCTCGGTAGAGTTAGATACTTGTCTTTCGGTGTCATTGTTGGTGTGTCTTTCCAATCCCTTGCCATTGGTGTCGGAAATGTTTCTACTGCATCCCTTAACTTTGCTCCGAATGTCTGATTGCTCTTGTGACGTTTGCTCTTGAATGTTCCATCTTCCACTATCGTCTTTATTCGACCTCCCTCTGCATCCGATGTTCTCGGTGTCGGATAATTCTTCGCATCCTTGTATGCTTGAACTGATTTTGGATGTACTTGTTCTCTTAGATTCGATGGACCTGTTCTGCCTTTCCTTGTTGTTGTTGCTTGCTTCACTGATGCTTCGTAACTTCTCGTTGGTAACATATCCATTGTGTTTGGAGTAGCCCATGATGAAGACTCTTTTTCTCTGATGTGGGAAGCCGACTTCACTCGCTGAGAATACTCCTGCCGTTGCTTGATAACCCAATCTTTCCAAGTCTTTAAGCACATAGTGGAGAACAGATTCTCCTTCTGCTGTTTTACTTGAGATAATCCCTTCAACATTTTCGAGGAAAACAATTCCTGGTTTACACTCTTCGATTCCTCTACTGAAGTGTGGGTATAAATGTCTAGAATCTTCAACTCCTTTTCTAGCTCCAGCTTGGCTGAAGGGTTGACAAGGGAAGCCTCCTGATAAGATGTCCACTCTTCCACAAAACTCTTTGTATGGGAAGGTCTTAACATCCGTGTAGACAGGTGCTGCATCCAACTGTTCGCTTTCCATCTTCGACACCAAGTTTTCGATTGCGAAGGCTTCGATCTCCACATAAGCGATTGCTCGCAAGTTTGGTAAAACTCGTTCAAGTCCGATTCCGATTCCGTCATAACCTGCACAGAGCGATAGGTGTGTAATTGCTTTGGTATTATCCACATTAGTCCTCCCAATTTAAGTGTTTATATGTTTGATGTTCTTTAATAAAATCTAAACTAGCAATAGGTGATTCACCATTTCTATTTTTTTGCCAACGTGCTACAACATGAGTTCCTTGTATATCATATCTAGGCATGATAGTTTTATTTTGTATTCTTATTCCTTCTTCAGGAACAGTATATAATAATATAATTTGATCTGCTAAGTTCTCTACATCTTTAGACCAAGACACTCGTAAAGTTTCTTCATTAGGATGACATAATAAAAATAATGGTACTTTAGTTATGTTTCTTAAATCTAAAAGATTACGAATAAAATCATCATACATAATAGTCTTAGATTGATACTGTTTACCTCCGTCAGAGATTGTTAATAAGTTGTCAATAAAAAATGCATCAGCCTTATCTCGCCACTCTCTAATGCAATATCCTTTAATATCTGATATGTTCATAGATTTATCACGAATAACTAATTCAAGTTCTTTTAAACCTTTCATAGCTTCTCTTGCTCTATTTGATTCATCAGTAGTACAACCTGATGGTCTTGTTTTCATCATAAGAGTATTTAGTTGACCATACACAGCAATATATCTAGGAAGTAATTCTTCTTTTAACATTTCTATACTACAAAATGGTACTCTTTGTTTATTCTTGTGGGCATGAATCATATGTTGAATTGCAAAGGCAGTTTTACCTGTTGATCGTGGTGCAGATATAAGAATTAAATCTTGTTTTACTTTACCTAATCTGTTTGTCCATTCGTCAAAGGGCCAAGCAAAATGCCCAGTATTATTTGTTTCACAATCTTGTATAAATTTCTCGCCTAGATCATCAAAGGATAATTCTTTCTCTTCCTCTTCAGATGTGCCTATTAAACGCCCTACAATCGATTCTGAAGCACTTTCTCCATTATAACAAGAACGTATACCATCTGAGTATATATCTATCTCAGAACGCAATATATATTTTTCTCTAATTATTGCTGCATAATGATTAGAATGGTTAGGTATGATTTCACCTTCTTGTAATTCTAATAAATATTCTGCTCCACCAATTTTTTTAAGCATATCTTTATCGTTTAAATAATTAAATATAGTAACAGCATCCATAGTAAGTAATTGCTGTTTCATTTCTTTTAATGTTTTAAATAATGTTTGATGTTTAGTTTCATAAAACCAATCAGATTCTAAATATGAGTTCTTATCTAATCTAGTAGAATCCAATAATACTGAACCTAAAAAACCTCTCTCTGCTTCATCACTATGTGGTGTATCGTTCATATGGTCCTCGGTTCTATAATTTCTTCTATAATAGTATCTTCCCACATTCTATTGCTAGGATTTATCCATGCCTGGAAATGCTTACGATACTTCGGCTCTCTGATTGCTATATAAGCAGGTATAGCCATTTTAATATTTAACTTTTCACCATCGGTTAACTTTTTCCAATATCGAAGTGCTGTAAGTTTATTACCTACACGACCATACATAACCCAACACTCATCAAACAATGTATCTGTTTTAGTATCTTGTTTAGTATATGGTATAGGTTGTTCATCTTTAGAAATTCGATTGTTTAATTCTGAACATTGGAGGGTATACCATTTTGTCTGATCATAACCTACTTTATTAAAGTTACCTGAAACAATTAAGCCCTCTGTTTCCATATCACGAAGAAGCCTAGCTATTTTTTGTCTATTCCAATAAGGATAATGCTTAGCCATTTCAGAAGCTGACTGATACATCCAGGCTTTGCCATCATGTATGTGAGTTTCTTTATCTTGGTTTTGATTAATCCAAAAACGAATATGCTGTAAGAGTATAGCTTTATCTAAACCATAATTTACAGCATCATCAACTACAAATGCATGTGCTTCATTACCCATCTATTACTCTCCTAATATGACAAACCTCAACAACTTCAGGTTGTTCCTCTTCATTAATAATTTCGATGTGATGTACATGAATATATGTACCTGAACCAATCCTTTCACATTCTAACCTACACCATTCGTGGTAATTAGGTGCTTCGTACTGGTTAGGAAATGATTCTTTCGATGGATACACATCGGTAATTTGTATACTACCTTTAATTTTATAGCCTTGATTACTAATTCTTAACATACTACTCCTTTATATATAGTCAAACAACACAGATACACTAATGATATTATCATCTTCATCACGAGAAATACGACCAATCTTACATGGAACACTTTTTAACTTATTACGATATAAGTCTGTAGTAATATTATCTCTAATATACTTAGTGCTAATATAACGATCACGATTATACTGATAAGAATTGACATCACCTCTTTCTTTTGCATCTGTTCCCCATTTTTGTATAGTAGATAATTTAGGTAAATAACCAATAGTAGCACCTAGACCAACTTCAACTTTAAGTGCTAACTCATCATCATCATTAAATTTTTCATCGACAACACAAACTGCATCATCACCCTTGTTAATATCTATTTCATTAAAATTAACAAATGTAATACCATTTAACGTAGTTGCTATCATGTTAACCCTCCCACTGTTCATTAATTAATTTATCAATTTCTTTAAACTTTTCAGGATACATCATTCTTGCTGATAGATATTTTGATCTGAATATATCATTCTCAGTTACGTTAAAGAATGGATCATGTTCATTTTGTATGAAGTTATCGATAGCTGGGTGTAATGTACCTAAATGATCACAAGTACATTTCAATGATTCTATATCTTTTCCATCATGTACTAATGCTATTTGCACCTGATCATGTGTTCCGAACACCCTTCTAATTTCCCATTTAATGCCTAATATTTCTTGCATGGCTGCTTTGTTCATTATTGCTCCTTTTTTTTATTTGAATATTTAATTTAATATATATTTAAAAAGTAATCAATCCTAAAATCTGCCTTTTCTTGGTCATTTCTACATTGAAATTTTAACAAAAATTATTTTAATTTAGCTCGCCCCAATTTTTGATCGGAAAAAAAATCGATACCTGGTTATCGATAAAAATATATCTATAAAAATCAAATTTCTGAGCAAAATTTAACATTAATTTAGTTACGATTATGCTTTAAAAAATGCAAATAATTATGGTACATTATAGATCAAGTTAAGGGAATGACCCTAACATAAATAAGGACAAAATTATGAAAAAGAAATACTCAGCTCGGACCTTGAACATGATTCAAGATTATATTAATAGCTTACAACCATTCGATGAAAGACATTCGGATGTTGTTCGTGCTACAGCATGGTTTAAAACTGAGAATTGGCAAATGGTTCGTTACGTGCTGCGTAGCAGTAGTGTTGGTAATGGTGCAGTTACTAAAATACAACATAATCAATTCTTCACTCATATGGAAATATTTACTGCTGATGGATATAGAAACCATTGTCATGGTAATTATGATATGACTTTTGAAGAAGCTTATGCTGATTTAAAAAAGAGATCATCACGTTACTTCTCTGAGTCGTGTGGATTTGAATATAATTTCAAATCTGATTATCATAAAACTGAAGTAATAAGTGATCCATATGCAAAGGAGGTAGCGTAATGTCAGATTCAGATATAAATGCAATGGAGGATAGATATCACGAAGAAGCTATTCGTGATAAAAATCTAGAAGGCACAGATCATCATGCTGATTGGTATGATGATGCTGATGATGAAAGTATTAAAAAATTAGATATATGTGTTTGGATAGAAGTAGATACATCTATGAGCAAAAAAGAAATTATTAAATTATTAATTGAAAAAACTAAAAAAGAAGATTGGGAGATAAACTAATGGAATTAAATTCAGTAATTATGAGATACAAAAATACATCAATTAAGGAAGCATTAGAATTATGTGCTAGGCATAATATTGTTCCTGATATTAGTTATGGAGATAATCCAACTGTGTGTGCAGTAGTAACTATTAAAGTAGGTAATGTTTGGCATGAATATGACATAAATGATCCACAACTTAAATGGTCTGAATGTAGAGAAGAATGGCAGAAGCATTGGGATGTTGATCTTATAGAAACTAGTGAGATAAAAACATTAATAGCTAAAAGAAATGAATATAAATTCGAGGAGGTAAAATAATGAACGAAATAATACCATTACAATCGGTTGCAAATGATGCAGTACAAAATATGTTAAATGCTCGTGAGAGTAATTCTAATACGCATATTAGAAATGAGATTAAAGTAGGTGATGATCTTACTTTCAAATCTTGGACCATGTATGGCAGTCGTAAAGCTACTAGAAAAGTTAAAGAAATTGATAGTTCTGGACGACCTCGTGTAAGATACGATGGATGGGATGATTTCCAAGTTCGTTGGAATGAGGTTATAGCTATCAATGGATGGGAGGTTAACTAATGGATAATAAAAAAGCACAAGCAATATTGCAAAAATTCTCAAATACTAAACGAGGAAAACAACTCGCAAATGAGTATTTTAGATTATGTTTAAAAAATAAAAAAGTTACATTCACTGAAGTTAAAAAGGAGGTTAACTAATGACTTATAATTTATATAAGCAAAATCTAGAGCATGCGAAATTTAAACAACGCACAATCTATGATGTAACTTCTGAAGATTGGAACATGGTCGAGATGTTAGCTGGAAAATATCCATACTTTCATGCTCGTTATATGAAAACAGATTACAAGAAAATGGAGGTAAAAAATAATGTACGTTGATGTAATATATAAAAAATCGATGAACACAACTGATGAGTTTATCAATGGTGATTACAATAAATATTATGTTTCACAACGTGGAATGTATATTCATAATCTAGAGAAACGATCAACACTAGCATATCGTGGTTCATATAATTATGGTGACAAATTAGGAGAATTACAAGTTGCTATGTTACGAGATCAAATCAAGCAGCAGAATAAAGCAAATCGTAATTATCATAAAAGATGGAATCAAGGCGGTGTCATTTGTAAGATTGGATTAAAGAAAAGAAAGTATTATATGGACGTTTATCTATATGAACAACAAATACTTCCTTCTTATGAATTAGCTAGTAAGATTAACAGAATACAGAAGATTGTAGATACAACAACAACACAAACAAAAACAGAGAGAGTGTAGACTTACACAATGAATCAGGCGACCCATATAACGTGCGCATACATAGCAAGACTTATACCATCGTTGTATGGCGAGCCTACTCTTGACCCATCTATTACAAACAAATCGATTACAGAGCATCCTCGTGCCTTTTATACCTATTGTAGTACTTTTCCAGGAGGCAGGGCCTTATTTTAGACCCCACATCGGCTTTTTTAAATGTCAAAAAATTATAGTTTAGACCCATCTAAACACTTTTTTTTATTTCCAACTTTACAAACCACCCATAAAGAGCTATCTACAATATATGGATGTAGATAACTTATCCTTGATGACATGCTACGATTGTAAAAATTATTTTTTTGTACATGAGATACCAATGGATATGAATGACCCAAAATACTGCCCTTATTGTGGCACAATGTTCGATCAAACGATAGAAATAAGCGAATATGAGCAATAGACACTGTAATGAATGTAGTTGTATAGATACCTCAGATAACCCTATCTGTGAGATAGTAGATGATATAGGCACAGTAGAACTAGTTTGTATGATGTGTTTAGCGGAGAGAATACATGACGATTGATAGAAATGTTCCATTTAGATATACACAAAAAGCACAAGATATGCGTGATTGGAAAAAGAATCAGGTAGATAATAATAACTTTGAGTACAGTAAAAGCCAAAAAAGCAAGTATCGTAATAACTACGATGAAATCGATTGGAGTAGATGAGTGCGCAAGACATATTTAATAAAATTAAAGAAGGCGACAATAAAGTCAATTGGGCTATTGCCTCTGAACTTGCTGAGTTTAGAAGAAAAGCCAAAAAAATGGTACAGCCAGGCGAGGTTGATTTTTCGGATAAAAAAGCGGTAGAACAAGATTTATACGAAGAATTAAGAAAAGCTTATAAGAGCGGTAATGTAGCAGGTGCTAAAGAATTGGCAAGATTACTTAACATTGGTGAAGCATCACAAGATATTATTATACAACCTATAGATTTTAAAGATGCATATAACGAAGAAAATACGACTACCACAACTGAAGCCGAGGTTTTACCAGATCAACAGTTGGAAAGCGATGGATCAGGGAGCGAAGAACCTATTGATCTCATGGCCCCGTAGGCATGGAAAAGATGTTACAACCGCTAGTATGTTATCTAAACGTGCTATGCAGCGTGTTGGTTCATACTACTATTTATTTCCTACTCGTAAATGGGCAGAGCGTGCTATATGGAATAACATTGTAACCATCAATGGCAAAGGCGGACATCTACTAGACCTTATATTCCCACCTGAAATAGTTAATTATAAAAACAATACAGACATGAAGTTAGGTCTTATCAATGGTTCAGTGATTAACTTTAGTGGTACAGATAACTTAGATTTCGTTGGGCAGGGTGGTTATGGCTATGCATTAAGTGAGTTCTCACTGCATAAAGAAGAAGTAACCGGGTTTCTTGCTCCTATTTTAGATGAAGGACACTCTTGGATTATTATGAATGGTACTATGCGTGGTAAACGTAATCAACTTTATCGCATGTATGAAGCAAATAAGAATAGTGATGATTGGTTTTGCGAATGGTTAACACCACAAGAAACTAAAAGATATGCTTGGGTGGGTGATGATATGAACTTAAACCCTGAGTTGCTTCAAAAAATTGATCCCTTAACAGGGATACCATACATGAACGTCCAGAACAGAGTTGACTCCAAAATGATTTCATATTCCTTAGCAAGACAAGAGTATCTTAACGAGGCAGTAGCAGATGTAGCTAATTCTGTATATGGATTTGAGATGACTAAGTTAGAAGATAAAAACAAAATAGGAACATTTAATCCGCCTGATGAACCTGTATACACCTTTTGGGATTTAGGTATGGATGACCCAACTGCTATTGTATTTGCTAAAATAATAAACAAAAATATATACATTATTGATTTTTATGAAAACACAGGACACGATATAAAGCATTACATCGATGTTATAAAAGAAAAGAACTATAAGTATGCTGGTCATTTTATGCCACATGATGCAAAGAAAAGAAATAATAGTATTGGTATAAATATTTTAGATTTTGCTAGAACTGAATTTAATTTTAGAGCAGAGCCAATTCCTAAAACTAATTCTGTAAGAGATGATATAGAAATAGTAAGACGTAACTTACCTGATGCATTTATAGATCAAAAGCTAGATTTACTTATTGATCATTTAAAAAATTACCAATGGAATCCTGTTACAGGTAAGATACTTCACAATGAACATTCTCATGCAGCAGATGCAGTTCGTATGTTATTTATGGCATATCATCATGGAATGATAAGAGAATATTTAATTAGTGATAATAAACCCAAGCAAACATTTGTTGAAGATAATTGGATAGTTATATGACACCATTTGAACAATTTTTATTTTTCTATAAAGATGAGGATGCATTAGAAGCTTTAAGTGAATGTACGCATATATATTGCGATAATGAAGTGTTTGTTTGTGGTTATATGACAAATTCAAACTATATAAGTAAAAAATCTAATATATCACTTGACATTCCAGATACTTGGTATGTAGTTTTCGCAGCAGGTAAGCTTACAAAGCTATATGATCACTTTGAAAAACTACCTTATATTTGTTTTTACAGACATTTAAAAGACAAAAGAATAAGAATTTTAGATTATAATCGATTTAGGAGAATGTATGGGCAGCAGAAAAAAAGCTAAACCTATTGAACCGCCAAAGTTACAACCTGTAACACCTTTAGTTGATCCTATGGACGTTACACAAACAGCCTTAGATTATCAACAAGCAGCGTCTGCGGATGATATGACTATGCAAAGCACAATACTCACAAAACCAAAAAGAAAAAAGAAAACACAAGACGATAGTACTATTCTAGGATCATACTAATGGACGGAAAAGACATTATAAAAAAATATGATTCCATGCAATCTAATGTGATTGGTAATTGGATGAATCTATGGCAAGAGTGTGCAGATTGGTGTTATCCTAGTAATGATAATATAAATCGTATTCGAGTAGGTGGACAAGAAAAACCACCACAACGTATGATTGATACTTGTATAGAAGCTAATAATAATTTTGCTGCAGGTTTCTTTTCGCATATGTTTCCACCAAATACTGTATGGGCTAGGTATAGACATCCTAATCCTTTAGTAATGCAAAACGAAGAAGTAGCTCAATACTTTGAAAATGTTAGTCGTGTAGCACATAGAATACTTATTGGTTCTAATTTTGCACAAGAAGAGTTTCAGGCTTTATTATCTATGGGTTGTTTTGGTACTAACTGTTTATCTTTAGAAGAAGATGATAAAAGTATTATACGATTTAAAAATATTGTTATATCTGACATAAGAATAGATGAGAATCATTTAGGTGAGGTAGATACAGTAGCTAGAGAATACAAGTTAACCTTACGTCAATCATTGCAAAAATTTGGATTTGAAGCATTAGAAACTGCTGGTTTTACTCAAATAGAAAATTTATTAAAAACAAATCCTTCTAAGAAATATACATTTATTCAATGTGTGCAACCTAGAATGGACTACGACCCTAAAAGCAAAAGAACTACTAAATTACCTTTTGCATCTTATCACGTATGTAGAGATACAAACAAAATGGTAATGGAAAGTGGTTTTGATTATAATCCTTACAAAATATCAAGATTTATTATTGGTAATGAAGAAATATATGGTCGTTCACCTATGAGTATGGTCCTAGGAACTGCAAGAAGAACTAATGTAGTTTATCGTTCTATGATTATATCTGCTGAACAACACGCTAATCCTCAATGGTTAGTTCCTGATGATGATAGTGTTAGTGGTATGAGTAACAGAGCTGGTTCATTTATAAGATGGAGAGCTACAAATCCTAATGGTAAACCTGAACGTCTTGCACCTAATGGTGACCCAGGAATAGCTAATGAGATGTATAAACAACATGATGATCAAATCAAACGTATGTTTTATAATCATTTATTTAGACCATTAGACCAATATAGAAATATGACAGCAACCGAAGTAAATGAAAGAATGACTACTGACTTAATGACACTTGCTCCATTTGTATCAAGGTATATAGAAGAACATATTACACCTTTAATGGAACATTTGTATTACATTTTAGCTAAGAAGAAACTTTTACCACCATTACCTGAAGCATTAAGAAACTCACCTGATTATGAAATTGATTATGTTGGTAGATTATCTATGGCAACTAAATCATTTGAAACAATGGGTGCAATGCAAACTTTAAGAATGTTTGGTGAAGTAGCACAATTAGATCAAAGAATGTTAAAATCCTTAGATAACATTGAGCCTGATAAATTATTTAGAGAAATTTGGTACGCTAATAGTTCTAGTATGAATGCATTAAAAGACCCAAGTATTGTAGAAGAAGAAAGGGTAGCACAAGCAGAAGCAATGGCAGAGCAACAAGAAATGCAACAAGCACCAGCTATGGCAGATGCAATACAAAAACTTAGTGGCGGAGTAGACCCAAGTAGTATTTTAAATAATCAACTAGGTGAATAATGGAAGCTATAAAACTCGTAGAAACATACAAGGCAGTTCTAAACACTAATAATGGCAATGAAGTTTTACAAGATTTGCGTAATCTTTGTGGTATTAATGAACAAGCCGGTTCTCAGTTATCACACTCAGAGTGTGCATATAAAAATGGAATGCAAGATATGTTTAGGTATATCGAAGCAATGGTGTCAAAGGATGATTGAGGAACAATTTATATTAAGAGCGCAGTCTTATATTCAAGGTAATGAGGGATATAAAAATTATGTTTATGAAGACAGTCGTGGTTATTTATCCATGGGATATGGTCATAAATTAACCAAAGAAGAAAAGAAAAAATATAAATTAGGAGATAGAGTAAATGAAAAGTTACTTGAAGATTATTGGGAAAAAGATTGGAAAATTCATTACAACGCTGCAAAAACAATTGAAGGATATGATAAGCTTACTCTCCAACAAAAACTAGCGTTAGTTGATTTAACATTTAATATGGGTGTTAATTGGGTTAAGAAGTTTCCTAACTTAATTAAAAACGTATCCAAAGCATCAACAGCATTAGATGATTCACAAAAACAATTATACATTTCTAATGCTGCTAATGAATTAAAGTATAAAGATTATGAAAAAAATGATTTAACATTATCTGAATACTGGGGCCAAGTAGGTAATCGTGCATTAAGAAACTTTCAATTATTATCAGATGATTATGATGATTGGGATGACTATGCCGACCCTATTATTTCAGATGAAGATGATGAGTTAGAAGAAGTTTTTCAAGCAACAGAAGAAAGATATTCTGGAATGTTTGGAAATGAAATCACAGGTCAAAGTATAGATAATATAAATAGACCATAAATTATAAAGGAGTAATATGAGTGAAGAACAGACACCTGTCGAAGCACCTGTTGAAGTAACAGAAACTGCAACACAGCCTGGTATTCTAAATGATGAAGGGAACTTCAATTCAGATTGGCTACAAGGTTTACCGGAAGAACTAGGAAATCATAGTATCTTTCAAAAATATACTAACCCTGTTGACCTAGCTAAAGGTGCAATAAATGCACAAAGCATGGTTGGTGGTAAGTTAGATGATTTTTGGTCATCTGAAAATGAAAATGATATAGCAAAAAGAAAAGAAATAATGGGCATACCATCATCTATTGATGATTACAATATTGATGTAGAATTACCTGAAGGTATTGAAATATCAGATGATAGAATAGCTGAGTTTAAACAGTTAGCTTATGAGAATGGTATATCCGCAGATGCTGCACAAGCATTGATTAACTTTGATATACAGAAAGCAGAACAAGATTTATCTAATGCAGATAAAGATTATAATGTTTCTTTAGATGAAGCTGAAGCCACTTTAAGAGAAGAGTGGAAAGGTGATGATTACGAATATAATTTATCTAAAGTTGGTCAAGCTATGGATTTTCTAAACCTTGGTGAATTTAAAGATGATCCTGGTATAGCTAACAATACAGAATTTATTAAAGCTTTGTTTGAAAATATTGTTCCTCTTATTGGTAATGATGAATTAATTCAAGCAAGAAACGATAATAACTTTGCTTCTATTCAAGATCAATTAAATGTTATTGATCAACAAATGAATAATTATTCAGGTAATAGAGCTGAAGCTAGTTATCAACAATTAGGAAAACAAAGATTAGCATTATTAGAGAAAGAACAAGAGATAAGAACAAATAATTCTTGACAGTAATGTATATTTTTAATATAGAAAAAATAGATTTAACGCAGATACCTCTTTACGAGCCTGATAAAGAATCAAAGCTGAGAAGCTAATATTAGGCAAGACCCACAGGTGTGGATACTCGTAGCCGATAAACGTAAATTAAAATTAAATTAATGGAGGTATATTATGGGTGCTGGTAACCTATTAAATACATATGTAATTGGTTTTGACAGAGCTATTAGAGAAACTGTTGAAGTCAAAGGCGGTAAAATGCGTCCTTACGTTCAATTAGCTACAGGCGACTTGTTTCGTAAAGAAGGTGTTTACCAAAGAACTACAGGTGGTGGATTACCATCTAAAGTTACAAACCGATTTGGAGATTCTCCTGTATCGGATATAGACTACAGTCGTAGACGTACATCTCGTGTTGCTTACCAAGATGGTCAGTTCATGGATTGGGCAGACGTTAGTAAAATGGGTGTTGATCCTCGTAATGCTAAACTTCAAGTTATGAAAAATAAATTCCTACGTCAGGAAGATATTACACTTGACCAAGCATTGTTAGGTTCTGCTAAAGGCGGAGTTGATGGTGAAACTTTTACTTACTTAACTAATTCAAAAAACATGGTTGCTAACGAAGCTGGATTCGGCACGGATGGTTCTCCAACAACAATTACTACTAGATTTACTTACAAGAAGTTTTTATTAGCTCTTGAAGGTTTTGGTAATAATAATGTTGATGTTGAATCTGCATCTCCTGTGTTTAAAATTTCTTGGGCGCAATGGAAAGATATGATGGATGATGATAACTTCATCAACTTTGATTATACTGCTCAACGTCCACAAGAATCTAATGCTGGAAGTATTTATGATTATATGGGTGCTAAATTCTGCATCTCTAACATCATTCCTTGGTCTAGTGCCGCAGCTACAGAATTAGGTACAAGCTCTACAGATGATACTGGTTCAACTGTAAAAGTTGCTGATTCAGATATTGTTACTAGTACAGGTACTTGGGATGCAAGTTCTTATACTGTTAGATTGCCTTATGCATTTATGCCTGAAGCAGCATTATTGGAAGTCAACCCTGATCTAACTTCAAAAATTAGTGAAAGAGCTGACAAGTCGTTTAACTACTACGCTTACATGAAGGCAGAGTTCGGTGCTGTTAGAATGGAAGAAGAAAAAGTTATTGTAATCCCTTGCGTAAATTAAGGAGAATATTATGCCAAGTTCAAGTGAAGTAACAGCATTAGCATCAGGTTTACAAACTAAGCCTAAGTATCGTGGTAATGTTCAGGCTATTCCTGTAACAATTGCAAACGCAGATAATGCTGTTTATGATGTATCAGACGTTTTACCTGAAGGTACTCGTGTTATTGCAGTAAATCTAGATTTTCACGATTTAGACGCTGCTGTATCAGTAGGAACTACTTCAGGCGCAGCAACTATTTGTGCGTCACAAAGTATTTCGGCTGCTACAAGAGTACAGTTTCCGCAACTCGCTATTGCAGCAGGTTCTGTAGAAGTCCCAGTTGGTGACAAAATTACAGTTACTGTTGGTAATGGTACTGCTGGTAATGTTTCTGGTTACATTCTTATTGTAACATCAGAGTAATACTTAATGGGAGGGTAAAACCTCCCTTAACCTTTTTTTTTATATATTATGGCATTTACAAAAGTAGATATATGCAACTTAGCATTAAGTAAGATTGGTAACGAAAGAAACCAACTTACTAATCCTGATTTTACTTCAAACTCTGGAGTAATTTTCGATCAATGTAATTTACAATATACACAAACTTTACACCAACTAGTAAGATTACACTCCTGGGGTTGTTGTAAAGCAAGAAAACAATTATCTAATCCTATTTTAACAGTTACAGAAGGAGATAATATTATTGATTTAACTTTATCTCCTACAGACGATGTTACTACAGTTAATAGTGAAAGAAGAGTAAATAGATATACAGCAACAGATAGAACTTTAAGTTATGACGGAACAAAATTTGTATATCCTTTAACTGTTTTTTTTGCAAGAAATGATGATGATATATGTCAAGATGCTGAACTTAATTTAGATTCTAGTAGTGAAGTTTTTTCTTCTGCAGCTACAACAAGTATTGAACCACCTAAAACTACTTATACAGGCCCTACTTCTGTATTAGAATTTTCAAGCATTACTGTATCTGAAAAAAAACCTATTTTTGAATACGATCATATTTATCAAATACCAAGTGATTGTGTAAGAGCTTTATATTTAACAAATGAAAAAGATTCATATAATTTTTTAAAACCTAAAGTTGATTGGATAAGAGAAGGTAATACTATTTTAACTAACCATGAAAAAATTTATTTATGTTATGAAGCAGAACCTTTACCTGAAAACATGGATTCTTTATTTAGAGAAGCGTTTACAACATTATTAGCTCATAATTTAACTATGTCTGTAACAGGTGATAAAGAGTTATCCATATTGTTATTAGAAAAATTTAATACTGTAATTATGCCTGAAGCAAGAAGAATAAATGGATTTGAAGAAAGTAAAATGCCTACTATAGATAGTGAGTGGTTAGAATCTGCATACATATCTGACGCATCATATAATAATTCAAATCCTCCGTTTTCCTCTTCTTCTTATGGTACATTTTAATAGGAGAGCTTGTGGCTAAGCATGTTATAAATGCATTTAATGGTGGAGAAGTATCACCTAGTACTTATGCTAGATATGATCAAGAGTTATACAACACTGCCTGTATTAAAATGGAAAATTTTATTCCTATGCAAGCCGGTGGTGCTGAACGTAGACCAGGAACAAAATATTTATCATCATTAAGTTCATCTACTAATGTAATATATCCATTTGTTTTTAATAATTCTAATACTTATAATTTAATTTTTTCTAACTTACAACTTCGTATTTATAAAGATAATGTTTTAAAAATTACACTTACTTCACCATATTTAACAGCAGAACTTTATGATTTAAAATTAACACAATCTGCTGATGTAGTATTTATAACACATCCTAATCATGCAGTAAGGAAGTTATCTAGAGTTTCTGATACAATTTGGACGTTAGAATTATTAAATTTTAAATTTCCACCATTATTAGATGAAGACACTGATAAAACATTTTCTATAACTGGTAGTGCAACTAAAGGTAGTACAATAACAATAACTGCTAATAACGATCAATTTACTACAGATCATATTGGTAGTAGATTTTTAATTAAACAGTTAAGAGATAGTCAAAACTCAAGGTTGGCAGAAGTTAATTCAGTTTATGATCATAGTGATGGTTCAACAACTGAACAAGATTACTTTGTATCATCTCTTGTTAATGTTGGTTTTTCTAATTGGTCTATTGAAACAAAAGGTGCATGGAGAGGAAGAGTAATTATTTTAAGATCATTAGATGGTGGTGATACATACGAAGAATATTTTACATTAGCAGATACATCTGGTGATTTGTTAAAAACTAATGATCCTGATGATGATTCTATAACAAATAAAAACTTTACTTTTTCTAGCACAGAGCCAGAGCCAGCAGGTGCTTTGTTAAAAGTTCAATATACACAACCAGATGAAACAGTAAGTACATATGATAGTTATAGAAAATTTAGTTTTGAATTAAATGTAGAAGACCCATATTTATATGGATTATGTTTAATAACAGGTAGAACATCAGATACAGTAGCAACAGCAACATTAGAAACACCATTAGCATACACCATATCAGATTATGGTACAAATTGGGAAACATCTACACCTTTTAATAAAGGTGCTAAAGTAAATTTTGGTGGTGTATTAACAGTAACACCAATAACAGCAGGATCACCTTATTTTATAGAATTAAGAACCGCAGGTGATTCTCCAGGAAGTAGTGGCTCTGTTTTAGCTAATGTACAAGGTATGACATATGGTGGCTCAAAACTTTGGGTACTAGTTACTAGTAATGCTGATGGTAGTGGAACACAAACAGTTTATAGTTACACTATAACAAATCAAGGTGGTTCTAATTTAAAATACACTTATTCTGATAATGATAATTTATCAGGAACAACCTATGTAAGGGTTTCAGATATAGCATATTATAATAGTGAGTTGTATGTGTTAGGTGTAAATGTTGCAGCACCTCCATCAGGTTCTAATGGTAATCCACTTACTGAAGGTGGTAACAATTCATTAGCACAAGGTTCTATATTAAGATATAATACAAGTGGTGTTTATCAATCTACATTTCATAATTTTCCATTAGATAATAGTGGAGGTAATGGTGAAGAATTATATGGTACTACATTTACTACAGGTTTAGGATTTGATGGAACACATTTTTATGCAACAGAGCAACAAACAGTAAGAAATTCTACTTCTAGTACTAGTAATCCACTTAAACAAGTAAAAAGAATTAATAGAAAAATTAATACAGCAGGAAGTCAAGTAGATAGTAATGAATTACTTTTAGCAGGTAATCCAGCTACAGGAAATCAAGGAACTAATTTTGGAGATATATACACTGATACTAAAAAATTTCAAGATTGGACATCTATCGAAGGTAAATTATATGCTTTAAATGATACTAATGAAAGATGGGATACATATGATACGGGTTTTGGAAATTTAAATGTTTCTATAGCTTTAGGACAAACAGTTTCTGATACGTTAAAAGGTACAGCATACGATACTACAAATAGTAAATTATATGCTATACAAGACACAGGTAAAATTATTGAGTTTGGTTTTGTAGGTGATAGTGTATATTATCAATGTACTTCTAAACACAACTCATCTAGTACAAGTTTTGCTACATGGTTAGCACAAGGATATTGGGTACAACGATTTCCAGAAACACAAAACTATCAAGAAGGTGCATATTCAGACCATAGAGGGTATCCGCATTCTGTAGCTATATATGAAAGCAGATTATGTTTTGGGGGCACAGATACTAATCCTAATACTTTATGGTTAAGTAGAACCAATGATTTAGATAATTTTCAAACTGGTGTAAATGCAAACGATTCTATGCGTCTTACAATAAATTCTAATACAATAGATGAAATACAATGGTTATGTCCATCGTCTAGTTTAGTTATTGGTACAACTGCAAATGAATGGTCCCTAGGTTCAGGTTCAGATCAACTTGCTATAACACCAACGCAATTAAGTATAAAAAGAAAAAGTAATTATGGTTCTAGTAAATTACAAGGTGAATTAGTAAATGCATCTGTGTTATTTTTTATGCGCCAAAAAACTAAATTAAGAGAATGGATAGAACAAAACACTGCAAATGTATTTTTAGCAGCAGATTTAGCATCATATGCTGATCAAGCTACAAAAGGTGGTATACTTCAAATGGCAGTTCAAACGCAACCTGAAACGATTATATGGATGGTTAGGACTGATGGTCAACTTATTGGTTTAACATATGAAAAAGAAACAAAAACATTTGGATGGCATAGACATACATTTTTCGGAGCAACAGTAGAATCAGTATCTGTATTACCTACATCTACAAGTGAAGATTGTGTATATATTATTCTTAAAAAAACTGATAATGAAAGATGTTATGTAAAAATGGATAATCGCAACTGGGGTTCTTCATATACTACAGAATATTTTGGATTAGATAATTACACAACCGCTACTAAATCTTTTACTGATGGTGCTGCTAGTTTTGGAACAGAAAATGATTTAGCACAATTTGCTGGAGATGAAGTAAAGGTAAAAGTAAATGGTGTATTACAAACAGGAACATACGCAGTTTCAAGTACAGGAACATTAAGTTTAACTTCTATTAAAGATGCTAGTGGTTCTAATGTTAATGGATCACATACAGTAGTAATAGGACAAGCATACACATCAACACTTGCACCATTATATTCTGGTATAGAATTTAGAGGTGATACTACAAGAGGAAGTAGAATATCTTTATCTACTGCTTTAGTTAGATTTAAGGATACACTATCAGCTAAAGTAGGACAAACAGAAACTAATTTAGATAATGTTAAATTTAAAAATAATACTGAATTAAACAGTGAGGATGCACCATGCTATCTTAGCAATGCTAATGAGTACTTGCAAACGCTTTATGTTGTACAAGAAGAACCTCAACCATGTACAGTATTAGGAATGATACTTGATATAGAAGGAGGTAAATAATGCCAATAGGTTTAGGTGCAATAGTTAGTGCAGGTGCAAGTATACTTGGCGGTGCTGCTCAGTCTAGAGCGCAAAGAGCGCAAGGTAAATTGCAATTAGAAGAAGCAAAGTATAATAAACAAGTATATGATAATCGTGCTAAATCCATTGAAATGGCTTCAGGTGCAGAACAACGTCGTATTGGTAAAGCCCAACGTAAAGCACAAGCTGAACAAAAAGTAGCATTTGC